ATACATTGGTGGAAGTCTTGACATTGACGAAGATGTTTCCGTCCGTGGTAGAATAGGTAACCGCCGAGGATACGGCATTCAATTTACAATTAATAATACACAGGGTCGCCCAAGAGTCCGAGGAATAAAAGTCTCAGGAGCACCTGCATCAAGATCAACAACTAGCGTACAATAATTATGGCTAATATTACAATTACCCCAACGGGTGCAGCATTTAACCCAACAGATACCGTAACTTCAACTCGGCTCAATGAAGCCCGTAACCCTACGGCTGCCTTGACTACTGGTTCTATTGTACCAACTGATCTGAGCACGGGTGCTCCAAGTTGGGACGGTAGTGGAACTCTCAACGTTATTGGAAGTCTAGCTTCTAGCTCTATTTTTACAAGTGGCGAAGCGATAGAAATTAATCAAATTGGTACTGGCGACCGCAATGCATATGTAGATTTTCATACTGCTGACCCTAGCGGTACTGATTTCAATGCTAGAATTTATCGTGCTGGTGGTTTAGATAGCGACTTGCAAATATTAAACTCTGGAACGGGAAGCATTGTTGTTAGTTCTACAGTTGCCCAAGTTAGTAACAATGCTCAATCCGTTACCACTAAGGCTTATGTTGATGCTGCTGTTGATGCTGCTATACAAAATTCTAAGGCAGATAGTTATCCAGTTGGATCAATTTATATAAATGCCACCGATGCTACTAATCCAGTCACATTGCTAGGGTTTGGTACTTGGGTAGCGTTCGGTGCTGGTCGTGTTCCTGTTGGTATTGATGCGTCCCAAGTTGAATTTGATATAGCAGGAGAGACTGGTGGTGATAAATCGGTAACTCTTAATATAGACCAAATTCCATCGCACGATCACAATGTTCGTGGTGGAACTGTTAATGGAGATGGAGGTTTGATTGCAGGCGTATCTGGTACTAATTCTACTGCAAATTTATCAAATAATTCAACCACCACCTTTGTAGGCGGAACTCAAGCTCACACCAATCTTCAACCATACGTTGTGGTTTATATGTGGACACGCACAGCTTAACAATTTAATATTATGGCCATTATAAATAAAGGAACAGCTTTCTCCAACGGGGAACAACTATCAGCAGGCAAGCTTAATGATTTAATAGATGAAGCCACCTTTGGTGCTGACTCCGTTGATAACGCTAGTACAATTGTAAACGCTAGCGGAGCTATCACAGTTCGGGATAGCGGTATTACTCAAGCTAAGCTTGCAACAAACTCAGTCATTAATAGTAAAATTGTTGATGGACAGATTACTGCAAATAAACTTAGCGCAGGACACCCTGACTGGAATGCTCAAACATTAGTTATTAATGGTGACGGAACGTCTGGAGGTCTAGAAATTAACCCTAGCCTTACTGGGACTGGTCAAGCTTTTATAGACTTTCATTCAACGTCTGCTACTAACCCCGACTTTGATACTCGTATTATAAACACCGCTACTGGAGAGTTTCAGTTTATTAATCTTAATGGCCAGTTCGCCTTTAATCTTGGACAAAATCTAGGTACTTTTGGAGCTTATGATGGGGACTCCTTTAAGGTTGGCGTGAACGCAGGCACTGAAGGTGGACTAAAATGCTCAAGGCAGGGTACAGACCCTACAAATCAAATTGCATTTTTAAATCCTAATGGGCAAGTAGGTTATATTAATACAGATGGAAGTACTACTACTTACGGTACGACCTCTGACTACCGCCTAAAGGAAGACATTACTAGTATTGACAATAGCATTGAGCGACTCAATCAACTCAAGCCCTGTAACTTTGCTTGGAAGGTGGACGGCACTCGTATGGATGGTTTCATTGCTCACGAAGTACAAGAGGTTGTACCAATTGCGGCTACTGGAACAAAGGATGCAGTCAAAGAAGACGGCACTCCTGACTACCAAGGCATCGATCAAGCCAAACTTGTCCCTCTATTAACCAAAGCCCTACAAGAAGCTGTCTCTAAGATCGAAGCTCTTGAGTCACGAGTAGCATCTCTTGAATCTTAATGAACCCTCTCCTTGAATCAGTACAACTAGCGTTGCAAAACGCTACGCAAAAGGAAGCCCTTGTCTACATCGACAAGGTAGTGGACTTCTGTATTGAGAAGGAGAACGGCAAGGTACTGGACGGATGGCCTCGTGACTTAATACAACTCCTTGTGGCCTATCATATGGCCAAGGATACCTTTATTGCAGAGCAGGATGCAGAGGGTAATATCCTAGGGGTGTTTATGTGGTATAATTGCGACGAGGAGGACGACTGGTTTTTTGTTCAGAACTGGGAGTCGGACAAGGAAGACGGCAATGCAATCTTTATGGCATTCCTATTTGCAGAGGACAATCAAACTTTTAAACAAATGACACATAACTTCATTATTCAATGCCCTGAAGTTATGGAAAAGAAACTACTGGGCATACGATACAGAAAAGGTAATCCCACTAGAGTGGTATACAGCACTGCATTATTTAACAAGATATTGAGGATATAATATTATGGGAGGCGGAAAAGGAGGATCATCAGCACCACCACCAATTGACCCTGGAAAGTCAATGGGTGAATACTTATTCGGTAAGGACTTTGGTAGTTCCTACCAAGGCATCACGGACCCTCGATTGCAGGAGCGATTGATTAGTGCAGAGCGGACGTACCGTCCGCAGTACACGGCACTAGAGCTGGCTGACATTGGCGTAATGGCTCGAGGCATTGAGGCTGGTGCAGCTAACCCTGAGTACGCACGTTTAAACGCAGAGCTTGCTGGGTTGAGGGCAGGCCAGGAATACGAGTCAATGAGCGGCTCTGAGCGTACTGCGGCTATTGAAGCCGCTGCTGACAAGCTTTACCCGTTAGGGAAGACAAATCTTTGGAACGAAAAAACTCTTGAAATTACTGGCTCTCCGTTTCCTAGTAGAGATGCTAGGGCATCTAGAGAGCAAGCAGAAAAACGTGCAGCCTTTATAAGTACTGCTGGAACCCCAGGGCAGGATCGTGCAGCACGTATTGCACAGCTTGAGACACAACTTGAAGGTATGTCTCCGACCCTTGAGGCTACCCCTGGCTTGTTTGACCTCCTTGAAGAGCAGTCAACCCGTGCAGGTGCGTTACAGCGTGAGCAACTAGGTTTACAACGTGCGGACGATGTATCTGCACTACAGGAGTTCGCCCCTCAAGTAGTCGAAGCTTATCGTGCCGCTGACCCTTACAGCACAGGACTTGCTGAACAGGCAACAGATCGAGCACAACTGCAGGCCGCAAGTGCAGCAGAGCAACAGCTTCAGGCAATGGGTATGTCTCTTTCTGACTTATCTCCCACTGAGCAGGAAGCATTACTTTCTCAACGGGGTATGGAGTTTGCTGCATCTACAGGCGAACTTACTCCACTTGAGCAGCGCAGAGCGCAGCAGTCAGCAAGGCAAGCCTCCACTGCTCGTGGACGTGGAATGGATCAAAGTGCTTTATACGGAGAAATGCAGTCCCGTATGTCGCAGGAAATGGACAAACAGGGACGTGAGATTGCTATGGGTTCCCAGTTATTGGGACAACAAGCTGGGTTGCGTGGTGCTCGTCTTGGTCAAGGAGCAGGAATGCTTACTGGCAGTGAAGCACTTGCTGCTCAACGAAGGGCTGAATACGGACAGAACTTACAACAAGCTTTTGGTATGAACCGTCAGCTTGCTGGTGATGTAGGTATGACTATCTTAGGTCGTCCTTCTCAATCTATTGGTCTAGGTAGTCAAATGCTAGGACAGGCACAGCAGGGCGCAGCAGGACCTATGGGACCTCAGTTGTTCGATCCTAATGTAGGGTTGAATATGGCTATGCAACAGCGTGGACAGGACATTACGTTCCAAGGAATGCAGGCGCAGGCTAAGGCAGCGGGGCAGGCTGGTACTATGGGTGCTATTGGTGCAATTGGTGGTGGCTTCTTGGGTGGCCTAGGTTAAAACTTAAAGAAAATATATTATGGGATTTCAAACAGGATCACAAATTCGCCCAGAGCTGGGCAACGCTGACTACAGCGGCTTTGCAAACGCCGCTAATATACAAGCGCAGGCACTAGCTAACTTCGGTCAGCAGATCGGTGAAGGCATTGAGAAGTACCAGAAGAACAAGGAGATCACTGGAGTTACTCTGGCTTCTATTGAAGGTACGCTTGCGCAAAACCCAGACCTTATTGCTTCAGGTAAAGCACAAGGGGGTAAGATCGGAAGCCTATTTAATAAATTAGAAGACGATGGTGTCCTAAATAAAAGCGAAGCACTTATGCTAAGGGGATTCCTAGATACTTCGATTGAAAGTAAACTGGCAGAGCAAGCAGCAGTTGATGCACAACTTGCACGTGAAAACCTTATTGCACGTACTGAAGCGTCTCGTAGATCAAATCGCCCACAAGAAGCAACTCCAATTTCCGCAGGTGCACTTTCTGGGATTACCGATGCAATGACAGAAGCTGGTATTGGTTTTGATCCATCAGCTGGTCAGTTCTTCAAGAAGGACTACGGCAGTCGGCTTAATCCCTTTGATACCACTCAAGTAACCGTTGACTTCCCAGTGAAAGGATCTGAAGAATACCGTGAAATATATAGTGACCCTGGTGTTATTACGTTTGATCCAAATAAGTATAAGCTTTTATCAACTCAGTAAAATAAAATAATATGGCTGTATCTTCTGTTCTCGGGCCTGATGGAAAAACTTATACTCTTGAGCATCCAGATGGTGCATCGCAAGAAGACATCTTTAAGTTTGTTCACCAATCCACTCAGGCTAAACCTGAACCCACAAAGCCTGGAGTTGTAGGCAATGTTGTTAGGGGTATACCTGCTGGTGCAGCTGCCGCTGGTTATGATGTCTTGGGGGCCATTGGTACAATGGCTTATGAGGGACTTGGTAAATATGCCAAGAGGGGGGCAGACCCTGAGTACGTAGAAAAGATTGATCAAGCTGTCAGGGGCGCACAGGAAAAAGTAGCTGAATATACTTTTGATATTGGTGCTACGGCAGGTGAAGCATTTGGCGTAGACGAAGGACGATTCAGTGCAGACGTTGGCCGTGGACTTGGTCAGCTTCCACTTATGGTTGTTACGGCGGGTATGGCTTCTGTACCAATGTCATTCGCTGAGGTTATTAAAGACGCAGAGCAGTCCCTGGGTGTTAAGTACAACGAAATGTCTGAAGGGGAAAAGGCTAAGGTAGCCGCAACTGGCGGTGCCTATGCGGCTTTCTCTTTGGCTGCGGATCGAATCGGTCTGAAGTATATGGGACTCACTAAACTAAATAAATTCTTTGATGGTTCTGAAACCGTTAAAGGAAGTATAGTTAAAGATGTTTTGAAGGGTACACTGGGTGAAGGACTAACTGAAACATCGCAGGCAGTCGTAAAGGATCAACTGGCTAGGGTCTATGACGATGACCGAGAGTACAACATAGATAGTGTAAAGGAATATTTATATGAAGGTGCAGTGGGTGCCACAGTAGGTGGCATTGCTAGCACAGGTACATCTGTAGTAAAAAATATTGGTAGTGGAACTTCGGGGACAAAAAAGTCAGACCTAAAGAAACCAGTAGAAGATCGTCCTGCACTAGAAATACCAAGGACCGTTCAGGTTGAGTACAAGGAGCTTGATGGTCAGGTGCGTGTAGTTCCTATTTCTATAACTGAAGGCCAAGACCCAATGGCTGTAGCCGAAGAGGCACTAGCTGGTCGGTACGACCCAGCTTATGGCGTTACAGTAACTGATCAAGCACAACCTGTTGGCCCTGAGCAAGAGCTAGACCTACCTGACCAAGCACCTGATGCTACACAGGAGGAAGTACCAGTGCAGCCAGAGGCTGCTGTAGTGCCTCCAGTAGTAGAGGCCGAAGCACCTGCCGTAGAGGAAGTCCTCCCTGAGGTTGTACCGCAGGTTGTACCTGCTACAGAGCAAGCACCAGAGGCAGCACCCGTAGTCCAAGAGCAAGCACCAGCAGTACGTGGCAACTTTCGTATCTCTCCAAGGATGGCTAAGTCTAAGCCAAGGTACAGAGGTCAGCCCGTTGCATATGGTTCGGAACTTGAGCTTGCTGTTTATATGGCAACTGGCAAAGGAAAGAACGCCTCCAAGGTTCGGTCAGAGTTAATTGAAGCTGGGTATTCACCTGCGGAAATAAATGCAATGAGCGAGGAAGTCCGTGCTCAGATGAAGAAGGGTTATAATCCTAACAGTAGCAAGCCTATCTCGGTTGCTATTGCACAAGATGTAACGGCTGAAGCGGCAGGCGTTGACCGCCGCACAATGTCCTTCAAGGA